CGGAAACGGGACAAGTAAACAGTTGCCTTCTAATCTTTTGGCGGTACCGAGCGCGGGGAACGAAGAACAACCGCGGAACAAGAAGTTCTTAACTACGAGAGGCTATGCTGCACAGGTGTGTGAGCCAGGTCTCTGCAGAGGGGGGAGGTCGTGCAGATTTAACCCCGATGCAGCCAGTCCCAAGGATGTGAACAGCCGTTTGCAGACTTGGGACTGCGCATCGAAGCCGCTGAGCCATTGGTTCAGGGCGGTGGAGGTGCGCATCTGTAAGTGCAAGTCACCCCGAATTAGGGAGCTGACCTTTACAGAACTAGATGTTACGTTATGGAGAGATCGTAAAAACCCCACACAAAGAGCAAAGCTGGGAGCAAAAATGAACAAGCAGTTCGGGAACAAGTGGGGCAAAATATTGAAGAAATTTTCGGGGTTTTTACCTCCGAACATGTTTGGAGACATTCTATCAATACTTCGCCCACATACCGACTGCTGTGAAACATGTTGGATAGGCGCGCTGAAACGCATTTCAGCGCGTGCAATTAAGAAGAATATCCTAAGTGGGCACGGAACATGGAGCTATCTGGCGGACCTCAAAGTGTTGGGGGGATATGATTGTGAGCCCAACCGGGCAGATATTTATGAGGAGATGATACACGAGATTTCGGATGCAGACGGACGCAAGCTGAGGTGGACGAAAAGAATGGAGGCCAAAGTTGACGCAGCTGTAGCAAATATTGGCTTCAGGACAGCACCGGACCAGGTGACATTTTCACAGTTCATGGAATTCAGAGATGCTTGGACTGGGTCGGGGGCCAGTACAGAAGGTACACCAGCTATAGTTGTGCTGAAGAACAAAGACACGCCACTACCGACCAAGGAGATCTATTCGGAGGCGGAGGTGAGTGATAAGAAGATGTGGAGGAGAAGGAAGCTGAGGGGCAAGTTTGCCAGCAACCTGAGCAGGACAACGGATGAGCTAGTAGAGTCAGCACTCGAAAAGGCACCCATGTTGCTCTATCCCTTCCTGAAAACCGATGAGCCCGCACGGAGCCGGGGCATTATTTCGACAGATTCGCGGTCTTTTAGACGGTGTTCTTATGTGACTAAGGTGATGATTGGAGACTACAACGGCAACAGTCTATGGACATCACTCGGGCTGTCACCCTCAAAAAGGCTGGAATCCAGAGAGAAGATGGCTTACTGGAACAAGGATCCGGATATTTGGGCAGTCTCTTTGGATCAGAGCAAGTTTGACATGTCTCAGACAAAAGGGGCCGTTCGCTATGCTATAGCGGCGGTTTTCAAAGGCGCTATTGCTGCGGCACGACCTGATCTGGTCGCGCAGCTTGAAGAGATACGGGATGTGGAGCTTTATGCTTTCGACAACGCTGTGGCAACTTTCAACAAAGGGAAAGACGACCAGAAATCAGTGCCCTGGAAACGCGGTGTCCCGAGCGGGCACGCATGGACAGGGCTGGTGGACACACTGTTGAACAGAGCTGAGGCTGAAGTCATTGCAG